CAAATGTTTTAGTCATCACAAAAAATGGATCATCACAAACAAGTGAGTTTGATCCTTCATCTATTATGTTCGTAGAGGGTATGGACATAGCATTTATTTATTTGGAAAGAAGCCGTATGTATCGAGATATAACGCATTTATTTGAAACTGCTGACGCAGCAGGATACATTGATATGGCGGCATGTGTAATACTCAAAGATAATACTATTATTCCTGTCACCGCACAAAGGAGTGATAAAGTGGAAACTTTGTGGGGACCACGTGGTGAACCGACTGTGATAACGGACTCTTTTAGGGTTCGGTATAATGATCTGCTTGGATGTGGTGATTGTGGCTCTCTTCTTGTTCATCGTGGAAGTGGCCGCATAATTGGCATTTATCAAGGTACAGCGTCACAGCAATATTCATTTGTACCATGCGTCCGCGACTCAATACTGGCTCTAGAATCTCACACTCATGGAGCTGTATGTGTTGGTAAAGTTCAAGACCCCGATTACATCAACTGGATTCCTCGAAATACCATGTTGACTAAATCATGTGTTCATGGAGTGCTAGACGTGCAAAAACAGCCTTCTGTTCTATCCAAATATGATAGTCGTCTGGACTCTGAAAATTATGGTGTGGATCCTGTTTGGAAGAGTTTCAATAAGATGCTTGAAAATGTTGATCCCATACCATTTGATGCTTTAATTGCAGCTGAAGCACTCACTCAAGAAATAATCTCAGCCATTCCTCCTGTTGAGGAAATGGGAAAGAATCTCTTATCCGATGAGCATTTGTTGAATGGAGTGCCAGGCAAATATGAAGGCGTTGTTATGAGTACATCTCTTGGCTTGCCGTGGAAGCAACGAGTGAAGAAATCAGGCAAGTATGGACTCATAGATATGAAAGAAGGAAAGCGATATTGGTCAAAGGAATCTCAAGAATTTTTAACCTATGTCGCTGAAATGGAATCTCAATTGAAGGAAGGAAATCAACCATTTTACGTTGTCACAGAGCAACTAAAAGATGAAACTCTTGCCAATAAGAAAATTCCCATTGGTAAAACTCGCACTTTTGAGTGCTTTGATTTCGCAATCGCACTGTTGACACGAAAATATTTTGGTGCATATATTGCAGCACTTCAGCAACAATGTGTGACAGCTCCTGTTTCAGTCGGCATTAATCCATTATCATCTGACTGGAAATATCTCTATGAAAGACTTAACAAATTTGGCGGTAATGTGATAGCGGGTGATTATGCCGCCTGGGATAAGAAACTCAATGGTGAGACAATGCGCTCTTCTGGTCGTACTATAAATAAGTGGTACGATGATTCTCAAGAAAACCAGAAGGTGCGTACACTGCTTGTCGAGACATTTATTAATACCTATGTTGTAGTAGGCGATTTATTGTATTTAGTCGACAGTGGTATGCCATCAGGCGTGCCAATAACATCAGTTAAAAACAGCACGTGTAATCTCATCGAATTGTTATCTGCTATTTACGAAATTCTCAAATCATTTCATCGATTAGATCTGTTCAAAGTGTCAAACTTTGAATTTGCGCTGTATGGCGATGATCATATAGTCGCAGTCCATCCAGACGTTCAACCTTATGTAAATTTTCGTCGTGTATAAAGGTACTTCGTTGAGCGCGGAATGGGCTATACAGATGTGTTTAAGAATGAATCATCTGACTTTGCATTTGAAAAGTTGGAAGAAGTGATGTTTTTGAAACGACGCTTCTGTCCAGACAATGATGGGTTCGTTAGAGCTCCATTGGAAATTGATTCAGTAGAAGATCATATAAACTGGGTCAAGAAAGGGTGGGAGCCTGTAGATGCTATGCAAGCAGGCTGGGAAACATTCGTTATTGAAGCCCACCAACATGGACCAAGCTATTTTTATTCTGTGGTCCCAAAAGTGAAACAAGCTATTTATGATTATTGCGACACATTTGCAATCGAACGGCCTCGGTTGAACGATTCTTATGAGTTGCAGGATATTAAGTTTAGATCTGAATATTATAAATGATAATGCTGATCGTCTTTTAAGGTTGTGTAAAAGGTTGAAAGAGAAATATACAATCGGAATGCGGCATTTATAAACATTTATCATCCTTTCCGTTATTTAGCGGACCCGCGATG